CCGCAGTCCCTAACCCCGCTACTATAGAAAGTACAACCGTTGCGGAAGCGATTCTTAACTATGATGCGGTTAGCTATAGAGGAACGCATAAAAGCGGAACGGCTAAGAGAGCCATCAAAGTCACAAGCGGCACCCACATGGTGTAGAGAGTGACGAACATGGCCAGTAAGAGAGAAGCAATGGATAGAACGGGGACGATAACCGGCAGAGGTTAAATCGGCGATTAGAGACTGGAAGCGAGTAGCTAGATGGCGGGCAACTACGATCTGCTTGTTAGCGGCAGTTTGAACAGTCACCAAGTTAAGTCCGGGGGGAGTGAAGTAATGAGCATGATGGTGAACGTGATGGTAATGGTGGGCATGACGATGGTGGTGCTTTGCTTCCACCGAAGTTGAGAAGAGAAGAACTAGGGCTAAGGTTACTAACCGTAACATACTACCTCCTAAGCTGAACCGCCGCGCTGTGGTCTTGCAGCTCGCGCGGCTGGGTTCATTTGATCGGCAGGAATGGCCCCAGGAGGCGATTGCGTACCCGTGGGCAGCCTTCCAGGCATTGCCCCCTGCCGGGGCTGGCCTGGCATTCCTCGCCCTTGCTGGCCCCCTGGGGTGCCTGGCTGGCCCCCAGGTGCGGCAGCCATCTGCTTTTTCTGAAGGCTTACCATATGTTCTTGGATATGTGCTCGCAAGGTTGCATGGCTGTCGGCAATAGGACCGCCAGTCTTGAGGAAGTTGAGATGAGACTGGAGGTGTTCCTGATCGTTGTCAAGAGGGGAGACATGAACCTGAAAACCATCCATGAGCATAAGGTTCTCTTGCTCAGCCGGTAAAGACTGCGTAAGAGCAGAGGGCCTAAATATCTGCCTAGAGAGGCGTGGGCCAAATGTAGACTCGATAAGCTGGGCAATAGCGGGCTGGAGAGTGAGGGTATAACCCTCATAGAACTGTGGAGGCACCCCGCGTAGAATGTTCATAGCAGCTATTTGCTGCTGTATCTGTTGCGCGTTCCTTGCAGCCTCTACGCCTAACCAGCGAAACTCTACCCGTTCGTTCATTTGAAGAGGCTCAACTTCCTCCATCTGGGCTTCAACACCAAGGGGGCCGTACTTCTTAATCGTAAGCTCGCGGTCCCTAAACTGATAGTCCAAATCAATGAACCATTGAAGGAGGGGAGTTAGTATCCCTTCCTCCAAAGTCGTAACAGCATCAGCCGTTGTAAGGATATCCACCATCTGCTCGTTGGCAATGTCCGCCTGAGTTGGCTTCTTTTTGCTCGCACCCTGTGTAATAGTCGCTGGGGTGACTGAGAGTATTTGAAGAATGGTATCCTTCGCGCTTGCGGCAATTGCGAAACCTTTCTCCCAAAGATCGGGGAACTGGATAACTTTAGTTGAGTTAGGGTTGCACTCCCATATAGCTGCCATGCTCATTATCATGGAGGCTACACGAGGGTTGTCGTTAGGATCGGTCATGACAATAGGCATGAGCGAGTACATAGCCGAGTCCATAGCTATGTTGACAGCATCGTTAGCCTTGTACTGCATGTCGGCGCAGAACTTAACTCGTGAGTCACCCTTGAATACACCTGCGGTTTTGACGACTGGGCATGAAAGGATGGGGACTTTGCTGTTCCAATAAATGGTTTCCCGGCACCCAAGTGCTACACCATCTGCCTTGATAAAAGTTTGGCAAAGTTTCCGAGATGTTTTTGGCTTGGTATCCTTCTTTCCATGAGGCTGTGACTCCGGAGCAGGAGACTCTTCCTTGAGCTTTAGTTTCGTCCATACCTCGTAAACCTCTAGCGGCTCTCCCTTACCTAGCTTTATACCCAAGTTCTCCGTAAGCTTCTTCTTTATATTCTTCTCAGGTATCTTTTGCCGGACATCCTCTAAAGACTCTATAAGGTCTTCCCCGGCTTCTTTGTCGAATACTCCCTCGTCTTTAAGTCTCTCAATCTCAGCCTTAGAGTAGCGTCTAATAATTGCGACCCCTCCACCCCTTTCAAGAGCGTCCTCAATAGAGTCTGCACTTGCTGGGAAGATAACAATATCGCTATCGTGTAATACCTCGATCTCTGGGCGTCCATCCAGAATCTCCTCGGTTACAATAGCCTCATCTTTACCTTGAGGTTGCGTGGCACCCGACTGGGGATTTATTGGGGAACGGACTCGTTTCTTGATAGTGCGCCTAAAGGAGCGCCAAGAGAGGCTGAGGTGGTAAGAGCCCTCCACGTCGCCATTGACGCAGAGCGCTGGCATAATCTCTGTACGGAGTCTAGTTGAGCTAATATAGTGCTCTGCGAGGCTGAGCAAAGAGTCAGGTATCGTACCATCCGTAGTAATGGCTTCAACGTGTCGCTTGGATTGGGGGAAGATTTGATTGACAAAGCGAGTTTTCCTTGCTTGGATCGCGGCATTAACAAGAGGAACAAAGACCTTAGAGTCACCAGCGTAAAACTGATGCTCGTTTATCTTACAGTTATAAATGTCCCAATAGTCAGCTAGATCGTCAGCGCGCTCTTTCTGATCCTCAAAAGCTTTGCGCGCTCGCTCGTAAAGCTTAACAAGCTGCTCATCTATGTCCTCATCACCTAGCAGGTGCTCAGGTTCAATGTAGTCCTCAAGATAAATTATGCTACTATCAGCCATGTCTATCCGGCCTTGATGTGAGATGCTTAACCCCTGATCTTGAGTCTACTGTGTAGTGCGCGGCTAAGTCCTCGTTCTGGCTAAGGAATATTGGAAGGGCTGCCTCGATTGCTTGCATGAGCGTAGCATAAGAATTCTTCTTAGGCTCTTTAGTATTGGGCATATAAGCATAGCCAGAAGTTAAGGCGCGCAAGGTCCAAAGAGCGTTCTGGGCAACCGCGAGTTTAGAAGTGTCGATCTGTGTTTGCAAGAGGGCACGAGAACGAGCGGGATCGGCACCCATGGAAGGGGCCTCTCCCTGAGAGCGCAAGATCGCCTTTAGTCCAAGGGTATCGTAGAGCTGGAGAGGCCGGGGGATGACGAGCGAACCAGGGTGAGCGACTTGCGCCCGGATATAAGATAGGGCCTCCGGGATTGCGGACGCGGGGGCACCCTCAATAACAACGTCATCAAGGACAACAAGTCTTGATTTATGGTAGGCGATTGCCACCGCGGCAGTATCGGTCGAAGTAGCGTTGATGGCATAAATCACCTTTGCAGAGGGACGTATCTCGTCCAAGGGGTTATTCAGAGTATGGAGAAGGGGATCAAACCCCTTATATATGGGCTCGCCTGGATACATGCGAGGAACATAGGCTAAGGCGTTGAGAACGTCAATTTTGCCGGAGGGGAAATTCTGGAGCTGCGTTGCTAATTGTGGGAGCGGCTTGGCGGAAACAAGGTCGCCGGAAGTGATGAAGGGTTGAAGGCTGCGGATGAACTCAAGCTTGTTTTTGGGGGCTTTGATTGGTTGGATGGGTAGGAATATACCTCGCTCAACCATTGCACTACGCAAAGGTTGGAATATAAACTCCTCAAGCCCATCCCTTTCAACTCCGATGAAAGTAGGGTTATACCTTTGTGAGATACTAAAGATCGTATCAATGATGTCACTAGGACGGTGTGTACCCCCGAATGCCTCCCAAACCGTAATACGGGAGTTGGTAAGGGAGGCGACGACATAGCCAGTAAGAGACGATGAAGCTTTTGTACTTCTAGCAGGGTCCACAATGAGAACAGTTGGCTCGAACGTATGGACGAGTGGAACAAGGTTGATAGTGGTAACGTCAAAAGCTTTCGTCTCAGAATGCTCAGCCTCACATAAGTATTCTTGAGCGAACTCACGCGCCATGCCAAGGCGCTCGTACTCCTCCTTCTTCTGTAGGGCTTGAGCGAGGGGGAAGCGAGCGGGCCAAGAGGATGTAAGGGTATCGTTGACATAAGAGTATACCGGGATTGTATGAACTAAGAACGAGGGGTCTTTGGCAAGTTGCACACATGCAGCATTAGGGTGTAGCGGCGTAGCGGCCATCCTAACGAAAGCCTCTTTTGCAAGAGCAGGATAAAGGGTGGCAGTAAGCCAACGCATGGTTTTGTAAATAGCCTCTGGAGTATTAGTAGACTCCTCTGACTCAATATCGTCCAGGAAAGCAAAGTTAGGACGTTGATCCAAGTGTTTGGCACCCCGGAGGGATTGCCCTCTACCGTAGGCTTGTAGATAGCAGCCGTTAGTAAGAAGGGCACGCGTATTAGTCCAAGGCTCGGAACGAAGGGGACCGAAGGTATCAAGGAGCTTGTCATTCGTCTCTAACTCGTACTTGATGGAAGTTAGCCGCTCAGCCGCGCGGGTTTCAGACTCGCCAATAATGATGCCGTTCTTAATGATTTGGAGGCAGGATAAGAGTACGGAGGCTTCCTCTAGTATAGTAGACTTACCCGATCCCCTGAACATCATCTCCAGTACCTTAGGCTTGTCAAAGTCGTAGATATCTAGGATAACTTCTTCATGGCACTCAGGGGAGAGGTCGCTATGGCGATGGGCAAAGAAATATTGGTGCGCAGCTACCGGGTCCCGTAGGATAAAATCTAGCACCTCATCATGAACCAACATGGAACTCTCTGTAGATATCTACCCAATGCTTTCCTTGTACTATAAGCGCCACGGTGCTTTTATGCACGCTATACTTCTTAGCTAACTTATCATAGCTAATGCCCTGTCTATTCAGCAAATGTATCGCCCTAACGTCCTCCTTAGTTAGCAATGCTCGGCCATGCGTGTCTAGCCTAGCTTGTCTTTTCTTACTAACCATATCATCCATATTACCCTGATGCGTACCTAAAAACAAATGCTTTGGGTTCACGCATAGCCTGTTGTCGCATCTATGTAAAACTTGCGCCTTACCAGGGTCGCACACAAACAGCTCGTAAGAAGCCCTATGTGCCCTAATAGTTTTATCCTTTATCTTGAACTTACCATACCCGTCTTTGCTGGTGTTAGCTAGCCACACCCAACAACCGGTTGTAGGGTCTATACTATACTTGGCGGTGAACCTGTCTACCGCTGGTACCGGGGGCCTTCCAGTTCTCATGGCACTTCCGTGGTGTGGTGTACACTAAACATGGTTAGAAAAAACCCTCAGGCCGGGGGAGACCTGAGGGCCGGGGGGAACGCATCACAACTTGGAGGCTACTTAATGCACATGGGGAAGGGGTCAAAACCCATGGCTAGAAGAGAGTAGCAAAAAAAGAAGGGGCGGTCAAGCCCCTCAAGTCTAAAAATCCTAACTCCGAACTTGCACGCTATCCGCGCGCTCCTGCTAAGCCTTCATGCTTTGCGGCCTCCTGCCTGCAACTGCCGGCACCATGCCGGTAGCACAGATAGGATAGCACTAGAGGCCCAAACCCGCAAGGAAGCTGGAGATTACGCCGTTTGTTTTCGTCTGGCTCGCGGCGATGGCCTGCATGCCCGCGATCTTCTGCGCGACGAGCAAGGACCGGATATTGGCGTCGGCAATGTAAGTAGGTTCGCCCAGGGTCGTAACCTGAAGGATAGCTTCAGCGATAGTCCCCACGGCACCTGCGTTGGGGGTAGCCAGGATGGCACGGCAGCCCGCGTCCAGGCCCGCCTGCGTTTGGGCCGATGCCAGGTTGCCGATGAGGCCGGATAGGTTGGCGTTGCCGGTTGTGGATGCGGTGTTCGAGGTCTGGAGGGAAGAGAGGACGGTTGAGGCAACCGTGCCCGTGAGAGAGGTTGTAGGCATTCCAGGCTCCTTTAGTTGGGGTGGATGGAGGTAGGTTAGCACCCAGCGAACTTGCTGGCTAGCTTTATTCAAATACGCCAAGTGCTACGGCGAGCACATTGATAGCTGCTATGAAACAGAACCCTAGAAACACTACCGGGACTATGATGAAGACAGAGCCGCCATGCGTACAGTATCCTACAATGCACACTATTGTAGGACGTAAAAAGAATATCACAAAGACTAGTCCAAGTCCACGAAGTAAGGATATAAAGGTAGTCATCGAAGTTGTCCTTAAGTTTGGGTTCTATGCAACCGCTAAGCTGATTCGTGCCCGCCGTCAAGGATGTTTCCTGGGTAAAAACTATGGAAATAGTTGTAGTGGAACAAAACAAGAACTTACCAAAAATAGCTGCAACTTGCGGGGAATGGGAAAGATACAAACCCCCCGGCGTCCGGTACCTCCCCTAACACCCCAAGTTCTCACTATGTTCTGCCTTTCCACCTGCTAGCTCCACTATTAGGTGAGCAGCACACTAATAGTCTCGACTAATAGTAATCACTAATACTATCCACCTATTAGTAAATACTCTTAGTCGAGTACACATATATTAATATAGTGCTCTACTATTAGTCGAGATTGTACCTACACGCTTGGCGTGCGAGACGGCCCGGCACCCCGCAGAGATAGAAAATCGGGTGACAAAATGTAACTTTAGGTGGAAGGTTTAAAGTTACTATTGTAGCACCTACGTTCCGCGTCCGTTCACGGGCACCCCGTTGAAATCATTGGGAAATTTGTCTGTGGAAAAAGAGAGGTGGTATATATATCTCTATTATCTAATAATAATACACAAAAACTTTCTGGCTCCGACTGTACAATCTGCTCAAAATTTCGCTCCCTGGCGCGCCAACTTGTTCTTATTATTTTTTAGTAAGCTCGCAACATAAAAGTCACGCATGGCTCATTCTCCTAGAGCCACGGGCCTAAAACGGCCATCCCGCCCCCAAGATACTAATACTTCTAGAATAACCAAATTACCTAATTGACCTAATTGCACCGAGTTCACCAAAAAGTGAGCACTTTTCCCTTGCATTGCTACCTAGTAACCATTAGCTTGGGAATATTGATTGGACCTAGTGCAGCCACCTGTTTTCCGGAAAGGGGACAAAATGGATATCGCAGAGGCGAAACGCGCCCTCAACCGTGTGCAAGACGAGTTGCCTAAGGCTAAAATGGCTCTTAAGCGGGCTACGGCCAATCTTAGGTATGCTAAAGGGGGCAAACCTGTAAGCCCGGCTTTAGTAGCTCAAACCAATAGGCTCATAGACAAGGCGCAAGCCGAGTATAATGAGGCTGAGCGTATTTATGATAGCATTCTCGCTACTCATAAAATAGCTAAGGAGGACTACTACACCGCTTGCACGCAATCGGTGGCGACCCTAGCAATTGTAGACGAGGCGGAAGCCTTGACCTTTATAAGGAGGTGGCTATTCAAGCAGCCATCTCCTTTAATGGGGGTGCACCGTTTAATAAAGCTAGCATGGCAAGCCTACAGGGAAATCTCTATCTAAAGGAACCGCAACATGCCTACGCATCGAGAAAGACAACAGCAGCGCCAACAGAAGCAATTGGAGCAGCAGCAAGAGACGGAAAGCCGCAAGCAGCAACGGGAGAACCAGCGGGCTTATCTCTATAGCTCCCGCACAACGGATGCGCGCTACAAGCAAGCAGAGAAACGAGCTGAAAAGGATCGTATTCGAGCCGTCGAGGCTTCCATTGAACGCACCACGCGTGCCTACTCCCAAGCAGAGAAACAAGCTAAGCAGCTTCATGATCTAACACGCTCGCAAGCCTACTCCCAAGCTAAGCAGGCTTACGGCCAAGCCAAGCAAGTCTATGAGGCAGTGGGGGGCAGCCGCGCTGCCGCGGAAGCCAAGCTCGCATACAAGCAGGCTCGCGATGCGGCACACTCCGCCCGCTACCAAGCCCGCGAGCAAGCGAACCGGGTTTATGCTGCAACCGTCGCCGAAGCCAAGCTCGCTTGCGAGCAGCTTTTTGAGCAAGACCAAGCAGCGGCCAAGGCAGCCTACAATCGGGCTCGACAGGCCGCACACGACGAGATGCACCGCGCCTATGACCAAGCAGGCGGGGCGTTTAAGGACGCTTAGCCCTTCCACGGGTGCCCGTGGCCGCCAGCTTCCTTACCTCATCGCGGACTTTAGCTAAACTACCTAAAGCCCTTGACAACACCTCAAATCGCTACTAACTTAGCCAGACCAACTTGAACTTCCCTACATAGGAGCCTAAGACAATGACTACTCTCTACAAACTAACTAGCTTGCAATCTCAAACTTACAACCAAACTCAATGGGGTGAGAATGTCACCCATGAGCTACCAGTCCGTGACACTTACGAGCTATGCTCCTATCAAGTGATCCACGCTTATGTATCCCCTGAGCTAGCCGTGCTTATGGACCCTATCCAGTCTAGCCTACTTCCCAACGCGATCCTATGGGAGGCCAAGGGCGATGTTGTAACTACCGATGGCACTAAAGTAGGCTGCACAAAGCTTACCACGCTCAAGCGGATACCTATCCCTACTATTACTCTTGAGCAACGAGTTACTTTCGCTATCAAATGTGCGCTGCATGTCTATAAGGAGCCATCATGGGTAGCATGGGCGCAAGCATGGCTAGCCGGCACAAATCGTGCTGCTGCTGATGCTGCTGATGCTGCTGCTTATGCTGCTTATGCTGATGCTGCTTCTTATTATGCTGCTGCTGATGCTGCTGCTTATCATGCTGCTGCTTATGCTGCTCGTGCTGATGCTGCTCGTGCTGATGCTGCTTCTTATTATGCTGCTGCTGCTGATGCTGATTATTATGCTGCTGCTTATGCTGCTCGTGCTGATGCTGCTCGTGCTGATGCTGCTGTTGATGCTGCTCGTGCTGCTGCTCATGCTGCTTATGCTGTTGATGCTGCTCGTGCTGCTGCTCATGCTGCTTATGCTGCTGATGCTGCTGCTGCTGACTTTGCCTTCATCGTTCTTATCGCTAAAGAGGTATGCAAGGACTAACTCTGGCGGGGTGCCTAAGCCGCACCCCTCCCTACATAGGAGCCTAAGACAATGACTACTCTCTACAAACTAACTAGCTTGCAATCTCAAACTTACAACCAAACTCAATGGGGTGAGAATGTCACCCATGAGCTACCAGTCCGTGACACTTACGAGCTATGTTCCTATCAAGTGATCCACGCTTATGTATCCCCTGAGCTAGCTGTGCTTATGGACCCTATCCAGGCTAGCCTACTCCCCCACGCGATCCTATGGGAGGCCAAGGGTGATGTTGCAATTAACGATGGTACCAGGGTAGGGTGCACAAAGCTTACCACGCTCAAGCGGATACCTATCCCTACTATTACTCTTGAGCAACGAGTTACTTTCGCTATCAAGTGCGCGCTGCATGTCTATGAGGAGCCGTCATGGGTAGCATGGGCGCAAGCGTGGCTAGCTAATACAAATCGTGCTGATGCTGATGCTACTGCTCGTGCTGCTTATGTTGCTGCTGCTTATGCTGCTTATTATGCTGCTGATGCTGCTGCTGCTGCTTATGCTGCTCGTGCTGCTGCTCGTGCTGCTGCTTATGCTGCTGCTGCTCGTGCTGCTGCTTATGCTGCTGCTGCTGCTGATGCTGCTGCTTATGCTGCTGCTGCTGATGCTGCTGCTGACGCTGCTGACGCTGCTGACGCTACTGCTCGTGCTGCTGCTCGTGCTGCTGCTCGTGCTGCTGCTGCTGCTGCTCGTGCTGCTGCTCGTGCTGCTGACTTTGTCTTCGTCGGTCTTATCGCTAAAGAGGTATGCAATGTCTAACCCCCCCATCCGCAAACCCGCAGAGATCGAGCTGCGCTTTAGGCTTGAGCAAGACCCTTTGACCTACCTCGCCATGGGCAACGGCCACTCCATCGGCCATGGCGCTCCCGCAACCGATATCGTGCGCGCCAGCGTCTACACTTGCTGCTACCTTTGGATGCTGGCGCACCCCGATTTCCGGCCTGCCGCGGACATGCGCGAGACGTGTCTGGAGTACGCCCAATGGCTGCTCGAACCAGACGCGCTCGCGCTCTTGACGGCGGGTGCCCGCACCGCTGACACCTTCGACCTCGATAGCCCGCGCCTCGCCGATTTCGAGCGCTCGTTCCTCAAATCCCTCCCCTTGGCCGCACGCGGGCCCATGAAGCTGCAAGCAAAGCTCCCCAAGGGCCTCTGGACGGCCATCAAGGCCGCCTATGGCTTCCGGCACGGGGCAACCGATGAGGGTCTCACGCGCCTTCTGCTGGCCTGCCTGCGGCATGCCCGGGCGGTAAGAACGGAGGCAGACAGCGAGGAAGACGCTTAACCCATCTCTAACCTATTAAGCCTAGACTTGCTACTAGAAGGGAGATAAGCATGACTTGGATAACCAATGACAGGGCTACAGCTAAGCAGCTTTGGGACGTAGACAACGTTCTCGAAGCGGTTTATGCGGATATCCTGAAGCACCCTACCAAGGGTGCTAAGCATCTGCGCGAGGCTAAGAAGGCACATGCTAAAGCCTGCAAACGGATAAAGACTAAACGGGGGAGCAATTAGGATGAAGCCCAGGCACAAAGTAGGCAATTACCTATGGCGGACGTGCACCCCCGCCGGACCTTGGATTGGCGTCGTCCTTTACGTCTACGACCATTGCGAGCACATGGTGCACTACGGCCTTAACAAGGTCCGCGTGAAGCAAGAGCAATGGGACGATCACTGGCGCTATCAGCCTACTAAAGAAGGGAGCTAAACATGAGCCTGCATCTCGCTACACTTCCGAGCCTGCCTAAGTGGCAAGTGAAGGTTAGAACAGTATGGTTCAACGGCAAGCACGTCGCTTCCGTTGCAATCCCTACCTCTCACGGTATGCTAACCATGAACAAGGAAAACGCCGATGAGCAAGAGGCGGTCAAACTCGTGCTCATCGCCATCGAGGACTTAATAAACCGCATCCAATTCCCATATCCAGAGAAGCTAAGCTAAACCTCTTGACATCCTTCGCGACATAGAAGAGTGTAGGGGCTATCTCAACCAGTCTAAACTTTAAGGAGCCTACCATGGCAAAACGTCCTACTGTTACCCAGTATGAAGATACTACCGATGAAACCGAACAGTTGGAGACTGTCCGTCCCACACGTCGCCGCATCCAGGTTCGGCGGCCGGAAGAGATGGCGGGCTTGACTGTCTCTCTACTCGTTCCTAACGCTTACCTCAAGCCACTTATGCGCGCCTATTTCGAGGACGAGGACGCCACGCGGCAGGGGCGGAAACTTCCCGAAGCGACCATGGTTCGCCGTCTCCTTATCAAGGGCCTCAGCGAGCTGACTGGCGATAGCGAGGAAGAAGTGACGGAGGAGCTGGCGAAGGCCGAAGCCGAGGAAGCCGAGAGCATCCAGACGCACCGCGATCGTCACGGACTGTAGCAGCTAAGCGAGACAAGTTGCAGAGGGAGGGGTGGTCTTGCGGGAAAGGCCGCCCCTAATTTTTAGGGGGACTAAACCATGTTTCTACTAATCGTCATCGGCTGCATAGCCGTTATCGGCATCCTTCAGGCCATGGAGCCCGAGCCCGTGCGCGATCCTGAGCACGACGCGAAGGTGGAGGACTACTGGCGGCGCAAGCTCGCCCGCACGAGCCCGCTGGAGCCCCTTTACCCCGAGGAAGAGCTACCCCCGCGGGGTGCCCTCGCAAGGGCCTTCCTGGACCGCGCCAGAGCCGCTAGGCACGCGCGCAAGCAAGCAGCTGCCCAATGATTTGGCTATTAACCGTTTGTTTCATCGTTGCCGCTATCTTGCTGGCTAGCGAATATGAATCGGGAGGCTGGGGTGCAGATTAACTTCAATCATCCTTTTTGGGAACTTGTTAGGGTTAAAGAGGTAGATGACTGTTGGGAAAAGCCCACTAATGTTGATAAGTCTTCCGGCTATGCTCGATATAGGCCCCATTGGAAAGGCAAGAGCTATGTCGCTTCCAGGTTTGCAGCATGGCTTGCTGGACTTGTGGATAGCCCAGACGCACCTAAAGATAGGAAAGGTACGGGTTTCGTTCTGCATAAATGTGATAATCGGATATGCTGCAACCCATATCACTTTATTATAGGCACCTATGGGCAGAACTTGGCTGATTGCTGGAACAAAGAACGTCGCGAGATAGGGGACAAAGATGAGCAAGGGAAGTTTTTCGATTTGGGTAGGCGACATAGAGAGTACCTTCTCAAATGAGCATACACTTAGGAAACTATCTATCGAGGAGTATATTAGGCACCCTAAGTTTGAACTTATTGGGCTTGGAATCAGGAATACAGAAACTGGATGGGAAAGTTTCCTAACTGGGAACGATGTAGGTCATTGGCTCAAAGAACATAGGCACATTGGGTTTATTGCTCATCATGCGCAGTTTGACTTATTTGCGCTTAGTCATTTGTTTGACTACCAGCCTAGCTTTATCTTTTGCACCCTCTCTATGAGCCGCGCACTCTACCAGCATCTTCCTAGCCATAGCCTCGATAAGCTGGTAGCCCATTTCAACTTAGGCACTCCCAAGACCGTTCCCTATAACGAGTTCCGGGGGAAGACGCTGGCGGAGATCGACGCGCGGCTGATGCGAACTATTGGTGACGGGTGCCTTCATGACCTTTTTCTAACCCATCAGCTTTACGAACTCTTGGTCCACCAGATGCCCGCTGACGAGCTAGAGCTAATAGACGAGACAATCAGGCTCTATACCGAGCCAGTGCTTGTTGGCGATGTGCCCTTGCTCACTGAGGCCCTGACAGAGGCCATAATCGCTCGCGAACATAAGATGTACGAGCTTGGACTTACAGACAAGGTGCTCAAATCTGACGCCAAGTTCGCTACGCTCCTACGTGGCTGTGGGATCGAGCCCCCCACTAAAATCTCAGCTACTACAGGCCGGGAAGCGTTCGCGTTCGCTAAGACGGACTTAGACTTTCAAGCCTTACAGGAGCACCCTAATGAACGAGTTCGCGATCTTGTCGAAGCAAGAGTTGCTGCAAAAACTAGCATTCATGAAACTAGGGCAGGAAGGCTTTTGTCTACCGCTGAGCGAGGGGCGATACCTGTTTACCTTAAATACTATGGTGCCCATACAGGCCGGTTCTCAGGAGGTGATAAGTCTAATCTGCAAAATCTCCCAAGAGGGAGCAAGCTTAGGAGTGGGTTGCTTGCACCCAATGGGTACACACTTGCTTGGGGCGACCTTTCGCAGATCGAGTGCAGGATAACCGCTTGGCTTGCAGGTTGTGAAACTCTTTTAGCTGCCTTCGCGGAAGGTAGGGACGTGTACAGCGAGTTTGGCGAAAAGGCGTTTAAGTGTGAGGTTAGCCGGGAGGTTAATAAAGACTTAAGAACCTTAAGTAAAACCGTGATCTTGGGGGCCGGTTATGGTTTAGGGAAAGAAAAGTTTGCTTATTACCTTAAGTCGCAAGGCCAAGAAGTTGACCGGCTTACTAGCGATATGCTCATAGATGAGTTTAGGAGACAGTATAGAGAGATACCTAAACTTTGGAGGGATTTGGGTAGCCTACTGCAACATATGCGTTCTGGTTTTCCAGAAGAAATAGGAGTTGGCCCTAATGGCGGCAACACTGGGCCTTGCGTGGCTATTGGTCGCAAAATCATCGGCCCTAACGGTCTTTTCCTCGACTACGAAGGTAAAGACCTAGATAAGATATGGGGCGGTGCCCTTACCGAGAATGTGGTTCAGTTCTTAGCTAGGATCGTCCTTACAGATGCGTGGTTGAAAGTCCGGCGCGAGTTCGCCGCGCGGGCGGGCTGCCGCGTCGTGACCTCCACGCATGACGAGCTTGTCTGTTGCGTCCCGTTAACGGATAGGCAATGGTGCCTCGATATGCTTGGCACGGCCTTGGTGACGGTGCCCGAGTGGGCTCCTAACTTGCCTTTGGCCGCGGAACTTTTTAGTGGGGATAGGTATGATAAAAGTAGCAGTGAGGCTATTAGCCGAACGAGCGAGGAAAACTAATCAGGCTTTCACCGAGCTTGAGGACGGCAGTATCCTCATGTCGCCTGAGCAAATAAACACACTGCTCAGACTCGGAAAAGAGGCAGGAGCTAGGAACATGGTAGACTTCGTGCTAGGGATGATTGTAAGCAGCCGATTAACTAGGGGGAGACAATGAGGATTAACGGGATAGACCTAGAGCCTTTTAGCAAGCAACAGCGTAGGATACTTGTCCTATTAGGCTTGTACTCGCCACGGCTTATGACAATAGGGGAGCTTGTCGAGTGTGCCTACCCTGATCCCGATCTTGAACCAACTGAAGCCGAGGACTGTGTGCGCTCTAGCATTAGGCGTATGCGGCCTAAGCTTCATGGCTGGACCATTACTGGCGTATGGGGTAGGGGCTATATTTTGGAGCGTACTCAATGACAAGCTTGCTTCCTTGGTCTTACACCAAGCTTACCACGTTCGAACGCTGCCCTAAGCTTGGACATGCCCGCTACATCTCTAAGACTCTCCCCTATGTGGAGAGCGAGGCTGCCAAAGAAGGCAACCGCGTACATGCCGCTATCGAGCACTATGTACGAGACGGGGTTGCCCTACCTAAAGACCTCGAATGGGTGACGGACTTCATACCAAGTAAGAAGTACGAGGAAGACATTATCTGCATAGAGCGTTGGTTCAACTTCGATGAGCAAAATCAGCTTACCCACTCTAAGTCTTGGTTCACAACTAAGATCGACTTCCTTCAAATCGAGGGTGGGGATATTGCTTGGATTTTAGATTGGAAGACCGGGAAGCCTTGGGAAGACCCGGACCAGCTTAGCACCTACTCTGTAGCAGTCAAAGCTCATTACCCGCGAGTAAGGCACTGGCGAGGGATGTATATCTGGCTAAAGGACAGGAAGGTAGGAGAGGTACATACCTTATCACCTGGGCAAACTTTTCATAGGCTCGTTGAGCGGGTGAAGGCTGTCGATACGAGCGATACAGCTAAGAAGAATCGTTTGTGCGGCTATTGCGATCTGACAAGTTGCAAACATTGGACTGGGAAGAAAGGGAATGGATAAAGAGTCAGACTTCCTAGAGGATAAAGTTAAAAAGGCTCTTAAGGCCGTTCTTAAAGGTTGGGGATGCTACCAGTTTTGGCCTGTTCAGTCTGGGATAGGTGCCCACACAGTTGATTGCCTCGCTTGTATCCCCATTAAGGTCACTAAGGAGATGGCGGGCACCACGCTAGGCGTGTTCGTCGCTATCGAGACGAAGCGCACTAAGATTGATGAACCTACGGGGGCGCAAGGTGAGGTGCTAAGACAGGTAAGCAAGGCAGGCGGGGGTGCGGCACTTGTGCATACCGTCCACGACATGGAGATTGAAGACGGGCTGATTAGGGCAATCGAAGAAAGGGAACCGGAAGTATGGGTAACAGTGGGAGCGAAGAAGTAGGAGCTTTGGCCCGTGCCTAGCATCTCCATGGACATAGCGGACTATCCGTACCCTGGACCTTGGGCACCGATGGAGAACCAACGGCTTAGGGTTGAGTTCCTCCTAAGCCACCAGTATGCGTTCGATTTAAGTGAGACGCGGACGGGCAAGACGGCTACGGCTATCTGGGCGGCTGATTATCTAATGAGACAAGCGGGCGGGAGTATCCTAGTTCTCGCACCTAAGACAACGCTTACAACAGTTTGGGAGAAGCATTATGCTAATTTGGTCGGGGATAGCGGTATCTCTTACTACGTTCTATCTGGTAGTAATGCTACACGCGCTAAACAAATATCCGAGGCTTCGGGTTGCGCTTTCATATCTAATTATGAGTGTCTGTTGTCTACTGCTGTGCGCAATGCTATACATGCCTCTGACATACACACGATAGTGGTAGATGAGTGTAGTAAGTTCAAGCACTACAAGCACCACAAAGGAGACAGCCAGTCTCTACATACTGGCCTTCGTGAAATCGCTATAGATAGGAATGTTTGGGGATTAACCGCTACGCCTATGGCGAATAGCCCCATGAATGCTTATGGGGTAGCCCGGGCAATCCGGCAGGACTATCGCGAGGCCATGACCCGGTTTAGGAACCGGACGCATACCCACGTAGATCAGTTTACTTGGGTGCCTACAGAGCATGCTGTTGAGGCTGTGTACAATATCCTTCAACCATCTATCAGAGTCTTAAGAGAGGACTGCTATGCAATTCCCGATGCAACCACTGAGCGGCGACTTGTCGGCCTTGGAAGCGACGCTGAAAAAGCGTACAAGCTTCTTAGAAAAGAAGCCTACATTCAACTCGGCGGAGGAAAGTCTATTACTGCTGTACACGAAGCTTCTCTTAGAAATAAGCTTCTTCAGATTGCAGGCGGAGCTGCTTACACAAGCGATGGAAGCTTCGCCTTCGATCCGGGAGAGCGAGCAAGAGAAGTCCTAAATATCCTAGAGAATACGGATGATAAGGTAGTTATCCTTGTTCCCTATCGGAACCAGTTGGAGCTTGTTAAGGAGTTTGTAACTAAAGGTCACCTAAGTACAGGTGTGGATAGAAACGTAACCAAAGCGGGGTATACGTGCGCGTGCATCCACGGCGATGTGAGCGCGAAGGAGCGGGGGCGAATCATTGACTTGTTCGAGCGCACGAGGCACCCCCGCGTGCTTGCGGCGGACCCGCGCACATTGAGTCATGGGGTTGAGCTTTCAGCTGCGGGAACAGTTATTTTTTACTTGCCCGTAGACAGCAACGAGGTATATCGTCAAGCATGTGATCGGCCCATTCACCGGGGGCAGACGAAGGGCGTATCGATCATCCAGTTATGCGGAACCCCCGAAGAAGCTAAGATTTATGATCGCTTGGAGAAAAGACAGTCTCTCCAAGGCGTGCTACTGGAGTGCCTAAGTGATGCCAGCCGACAAGATAGGGATAGATAAGCTTAGGGAGTTGCTTACCTATGAACCGGAAACCGGGGATATTAGGTGGAAGGTAAAGAAAGGAACAAAGGGTAGGCCGGGTAAACTAGCCGGGTCTACACACAAAGATCATGATACTTATTACCTTCGTGTCATGATAGACTATAAGGGATACTGTGGGCACCATATCGCCTTCGCACTCTACTATGGTAGGTGGCCCGATAGGGTGGACCACGAAGACCACAACGGGCTTAACAACAGGATAAGTAACTTAAGAGAAGCTACTGCGTCGCAGAATCAGCATAATCGCGGAGCGCAAAGAAACAATAAGCTGGGGGTTAAGGGCGTGCATGTGCAGCGGGGTGCCTATGTAGCACAGATATACCTGTACAATAAGCATATTTACCTTGGTAGGTACAAGACTATAGAAGCAGCTAGTAGGGCATACCAAGAAGCAGCCATAAAGCTACATGGCGAGTTTGCTAGGGTAGCTTAGAAAGAAGGGGAACATGGAAGAGCCGCAATATGACCTAACAGAGACTATCGAGGCTTGGAGGTCTCTGAGGGACGATGTTAAGGAACGGGAAAAAGCTTTTGAGGAGTCCCTAGCTGAGGATAAGACTACAGTTAAAGAGCTTGAGGGTATGGTGCTTGCTAAGCTCCATGAACTTAGGCTTACCTCTGTCAAGATCGACGGCAAGGGTACCGCCTATACCTCCAAACGCACTTCCGCGAAGGTTGAAAGTCCCGAAGAGTTCTTTGGGTTCGTACTGGAGACTGGCCGGACGGAGCTGCTGGAGGCTCGCGCGAGCAAGAAGGCAGTCGAAGAGTACATAGAGGCGGAAAAGGTACCGCCTCCAGGGATACGTGTAGAGGTAGCGGAGGGGCTAAATTTTAGGAGCAAACAATGAGCTTAGAAGAACTAAAGGAACCTCAACAAGAGGCTACAAACAAGTTCGTTAACCAAGTTCGTACTACGGTTGACGAGATCGCGGTGAAGAACTTGGGGGTTAGCTTTATCGTCCTAGCAATTAGCCAGCAAGGACAGATGATAACAGTTAGCACCAATACCCTCCCTGATCCCCTTACAAGGATAAACCTTCTAGCTGAGGCTATTAAAGCGGAAGGTATGAACTTGCAACAAGTGCTGCACCAAGCCGCGCACGCTGAAACTGTGCGACTCGTTCAAGAATCTATCAAAGCTATGACTAAGAACTAAACAGGAGCAAACATGCAAATACCCACCCATCTCGCTAAGTTCGCACAGAAATTTAACTCCGTGAGCCAGTTCGCAATGCCGCAAGGCCAAGCGTTCCCACGTATCTCCATCGGCAAGGAACGGTTTACTGCCGTCGATGCCGAAGGCGAAGAGACGCTGCTTGGCCTCGACAATTTCGAGTTTGTCACCGTGGCGAGCAACCCGGCCACCTCGAAAATTCACTTCGACGGCCCTTATGTGCCCGGTAGCGATACCCCGCCCGATTGCTACTCGCACAATGGCTATTACCCGGATGTACGCTCGTCGGCACCCCAATGCGAATCGTGTACATTGTGCCCGCATAACCGTTGGGGCTCGGCAAAGTCCAACATGACGGGCAAGGATATCAAAGCCTGCCAGGACTTTAAAATGCTCGCGGTGGAGCCTTTGCACAATGAAGTCCAAGGGGTGCACCAGTTTCGCATTTCTCCCGGTGCGCTTAAGAATTGGAGCCGTTACCTCAACGAGCTGCGTAAGATCGGCGCGGAGTGTGGGCTCTCCGAGCTAACCCCCGATCTTGTTATTACTAGGGCTAGCTGGGCTGACAAGAATGTCATGGGCTTTGAGTTCGTTGACTTCCTCGATGAAGACCTGTGCGTTTATGTTGCCGAACTCAAAGAGGCTAACGAGTTCGAGAGCTGGATTGGCCTTGATAGCCAGTCTCAAGCATATCCCACAATTGCGGCGCAGCCGCGTGAACAGCATCAACGGCTGGCGGCACCCGCCAAGCGGCCTGACCCCGCGGCTGTCCAGGAGGCTGAAGTAATCGAGGAAAAGCCCGCACGATCACGCCCACGTTCAAGGACGGAAGCGCTTGAGACGGCAAAGGAGCCTGTAGGCCGGTCAAGCAGGCATTCGCGCGGGGAAGACGAGCCCGTTCCTGGCAAGGCCCTCGCCGAGGCGCGCGCCCTTGGTGCCCGGCAAGGTGAGCGTAAGCTGACACCCGTCGAGATTGCCCAGCAACGCGCGCGGGCGAGCATGGGCCGCTCGTAAACTCTCCCTGACAGCCTGAGGGGGGCCAGTGGCCCCCTTATTTTGTCGAGGGGGGAGAGATGGACGGGCATGAGTTAGCACGGTTCTACAGCGCGTTGTGGGGACCGGCCGGGCATCGCTGCTTGGCGCAGCCTTACCCAAGTGGCAAGGGGTTTCAGCATTTTTGGGGGGCTACTACGGACGAGCTGCTGTCTACCCATAAGTACCGGCTACGGCACCCGTCCATGTTCCATAGTGTAGCCACGTACCGGAGAGTAGACGCGGGGGACAGGCTTAAGGAAGGGGTAAAACTAGGAGAGCTAAGGCGGTTTAAGCAGCTAGTTCTGTGGAGCAAGTGTGGACATAACGAGATAGACCTCAGAGAAGGGGAGGACAGCTATGCTGACATTGACGGAGTTATGCGAGGAATTGAACCTCTTGAAAATGAGCTTAACCAGAGAGCTATCGTTATCTGGAGCGGAAGTGGAGTCCATCTCTATTGGCCTTACACCCAGGGGGTTGACAATAACACTTGGTGGAGTGATTGTCTTTATCGAGAAACGTTATTTCGACGCTTCGAAATCAAAGGACATGACAGCCCGGTTGCAAGAGATCGCACCCGGTTACTTCGTGTGCCAGGGTCTATCAACGAAAAGTACCAGCGACCAGTTGAGCTTATTAGATGGCATGATTGCGAACGAACCCCAAGATACATCCCGCAAATAGCCATAGACCTTACTGAGGAAGACCAGAAGAACCAAGACCGGCGTTACAAGCACCTAACGCCGGAGCTTGTCTTGGATCATTGTGCCCAGCTTCGTCAGCTTAGGGATAACCCTGAGAGACAAACTTACAACGAGTGGCTGGGCTGTGCTTCAGTGCTTAGGCGCGTGCCTGGGGGCCGGGAGAGGTTCCTAGAGTGGAGCGCTAAGGACAAAGAAAGGTTCGACTACGATGTTGCGGAAGAAAAGATGGACTCACTTACGGGTCAAGACGCGCAAACATGCGAGAGATTTCTGGAAGCTAGCGTCAGTAGTGCGTGCGAGGGGTGTAAAGCGTGCGGGCGTTCTACGAATCCTCTTAAGGAATCGTTGCAGGGTATACAATCGAGTCTTCCTATTATCGAACCGGCCGATATCCCGCTCCCGGAAGGCTATAGCCACCTCAACGGTAAAATCGTCGTTGGGCAGAATAACCCAGTCCTCAAAGGCCAAAATGGGCTACCGGTCGCCTCCACCCCGTTCATGGTCGATGGCCTCTACATCGATGAGGCGAGCCATGCAAAGACAGTTCTTTTGCGCTACCTCGAAAGTAACGGGAAGGAATGGAAAACGATCTCAGCACCTCAGAGCAAAGCTCTATCTCAACCGATGCAATGCTTTGGCAACCATCTTGCAATAACCGATAGGGCTAGAGCCTACATTTTCGACTCACTCAGTTGTTATGAGCGGCGTATCATGGACGAAGGAAGAGACAGCCTACTCCCCGTAGTTAAGTACATGGGCTGGCATAAGAGTACCAAGGGTGAGTATTGCTTCAACTACGGGGACAAGGTAATAAGCGAGAAGGGAGTATATAGGGTAATAGTTGATTCTAGCAACCCTAGAATGAGTGAGCTAACTAACTTGATGGAGGTGGGGGAAAATGAGCCGGCCACAATTGAGCGCCTGTATCAAGACTGGCAAGTGCTGGCATGTGAATATGCTCATGACGCAAGTGTGCCCATGGGTTGCAAGGTATTCTTTCTCCTTGGGTTCGTTGCACCTACCGTGCGGCTTATTGCGGAAGGCCATCAATTCGGCGGACTTGTTGCCAACATCTGGGGAGAAACCAGTTGGGGAAAAACCCTTGCCCTCACAGCCGCAACCGGCATCTACGGACGGCCGAAGCTGATCCTCCCAATCAACATCTCCGAAGCCGCACTCTACCATGCTATAAGCTGCACCCCGAACCTCCCTATCTGCATTGACGAGTTCACGTCCTCGCAAATCGTCAAGGGCGGGGCCAAGGCCATTCACGATTTCGTGAAGTCATTCGCGGATGGCAGCTCGCCAGCGAGAATGAACGCGGACGGCACCCCCCGGCCGTCGAAGAGTTGGAACACGCTGGCGTTGACTGCGGCGAACGAGCGCTATGTGGACCTCATGCGAGCCCATGGAGGCCAGGACGATGTGCGGGCGGCTGAGATGCGCGTCGTGGAGCTGCCGCTGCCGGGGGCCGAGGAGAAAGCGCATATGGATTGCCTGAGATCGCAGGACTACAGCGCGTTTTCGAGGCTCTGCGGGCTCGCTGGGCCGCGCTGGGTGCGCCATCTGTGCAAGCCGAGCGTCCAGGCGAGCCTCAATGCGTTCGTCGCGGGCTATAAGTGCGACCAACTGCCACAGGAGGCCCGGTACCTCGTGCGGCTGGCTGCGCTCATGGAGTGGACCATGAAGGAGCTATGGAGCGAGTCCCGGCCGATGTGGCTTGAAGATGGGTGTTTGGGAATGGTCAAGTTCCCAGCTAGGGAGGTCATGGACTATTACTTTGAGAGCCAGGTAGGCCATACGAAAGAGAGCAAGGCGGTGCATGCGTTGCCCGCTATTCAGCAATCGATCCTTAACTTTTTGGATGATAATAAAGACAAGTGCGCAATCTATAATAGCTACCCAAAGGGGGAAGTAGCCGCACAAAGGCGCATGAAGGAGATGCGCCCGACGAACGACGACTTGCCTAGAATTAGGAACGGGGAGGCTACTAACAGCTTCGTCACTGATATCAGGATGCACTATATTCCGCATAACGCTTTGATGTCGTACCACAATAAGCGTATGGGGACTAGGGGCTTTACGAACGAGATAGAGAGGCTATTAAAAGAAGGGGTGACGAAGAAAGTCTTGCACAGAGTTAGCGGTTACATTAACTATGAACGTGGTGAGGAGCCTTGTTGGAGGTTTCCTAGAGACGTAATAGAGAAATGGATGAGGGGGTGAGTTTGCCAGGATTAAGTAGCTTTAAGCTCCAGAGTTGCTTTGTATTCCGCTTCCCTCGCGTCTCTCAAGCGGTATAAATGAGGTTGCTCCGCGCGGATTGCACGCAACGCGGCAAGGTGGTCCCTTTGGACCTCCTTCGCCTTCTTGGCGGTATAGGAGATTTCATCGCGCTTGAAGTCCTGAAGCATGAACAGCTCGCGCCACCTCGATTGCTCCTTAGCCCAGATGGTCCCGCAGAACTTAGCAGGCAAGGAAATAATCTGCTCTACCTGCCGGAAGCATTCGAGCTGCACCCGCGAGAATCGCGCTTCCTTGTCCCGCTCGAGCACGTCGCCTACGGTAGCCGCGAGATATTGGGCAGAAGGCTTGGCAGCCTTGCGGGCACCCCCGCAACAGGGACAGGTGCCCTCAGCGGCCTCTAGGGCTTCCAGGTCGATGATATCTAAAGGTTGAACGGTGCACATGGCTTTACTCCTTAGGGAGTATATAGCCTACTTATAGCGAAATTGCAACCCATACCCGTGCCTTTGGAGCTTAGGGAGTTTCTTCTTAAGGCAAAATCCAACATCATTCCTGAACATCATAGAATTGGGGATGTGGATTTCCTTGACGTTCGCATAGGCATTATCGGATGCCTCTTTGATCGTCGCCCCGTGGCCGGTGATGCAGCACACGTTGTCCCCGGCCGTCACCCACTCGCCCTCTCTTGTCTTCTTCATCTGGTAGGGGTGGTGGTGAAGGTTGTCCTCGGAAAACCCAAAGACGGGTATCCCGTTGACTTCCTTACCCGTTAGATGAGAATAAGGAAAGTCTGGAATAGCAAGTACAACACCGCAAGTAACAACGTTGGGCTTAAAAGTAGGAGCGCGATGGTGATAGAGATTTTCAACGAAGTCTCCTTTGTTAATGGAGACTTGGAGTTGAAAGCACGGCCATCCCGGACGGCAAGTGAACTCAAGCGGGTACACTTTGCCATTGTTAGCTACAATACAGTTGAGGTTAATAAAGCCACAATACCTGTGACTGCGTAAGTGCTCAGTAAGAGGAGTGAGAACACTATCAGCGAAGGGTGACGATCTAAAAGCGGCATTAATCGTTCCCATCTCCCCTGTAGCAGGGCCGATATCGCCAGCCAGGAACTTCTTATGCTCAAAGGACTCATGGAAAGGTCCACTCCATCCCTCACCGTCGAACCAGCCTTCTGCACCGAATTCTATCCCCTCTATGAAGTCTTGTAGCATAAACTGCTGCTTAAGCTTACCAAGCTTCTTCCAGCGTTGAAGCATGTATACCATGTCTTCGGGTGACTTGGCAACGTAAGTCAGTGATTTGTCGTCTTGATCGTTACCGAATGGTTTGGACACAAGACGTGTGTCTCGCTTTTGCACGTAGGCGATGGCTTGGCCGTAGTCGGAGAAGACTTTGTAGGGGGCCACAGGAATAGCATAACGAGCAAGCAAATCTTGGCCGTACTGACGGTCACTTTCCCACCTCGCGTGTTCCTTAGTTGGACCTATCCAGACAGTAGACTTAGGCGTTAGCTCCCTAAGTTTGTCGAAGGTGTGCATGAGGTTAGCGTTGTCAGCAATAAAAACAACGTCTGCATCTTTGATAGCGCGATCTAGGTTTCCACGAACCCGCTTAACTACGTTGTCCCCTATAGTCCTAGTGTGAGAAGTATCCTTAATAAAATGAACAACGTTAGCACCTTGACTCTGCGCTAATAATGCTACATCTAAAGCCAGTCCATCAGGATCGAGCAACACGAATTTAAGCGACACGAGCAAACTCCCCATGCAGCTCTTTAGCTGCTAAGCAATAAACTACATGAGCCTCTTCTGGAGTAGCATATGTTCCTAAATGATACTGCTTACCAGATTTATTTATATAGGCTCTGTATTTTCCTTTTTTCTTAGATACACCCTTGAATCCAGTAGTGTTGTTAGCCTGGATACCAATGTTGCACGCATTATTTTGGTGGGTTCCGTCTCGTAAATTATCAATAGCATTATTAAGTCCATCTAAGTCCTTATGGTCTAGCTCACCCTCTGGCCAAGTACCATAATATATCGCCCAAGCTAAGTTATGTGCTCCGTAGCTCTTGCCAAATATGCCCACTCGTAAGTATAAACTTTTACCAGTACCTTTATAGGCATTCCCAGCTTCAGCACCAACTACTACCTTCACGCTAATTTTCTTCGCCCAGAAAAGCTTACCACTTACCGGGTCATACTTAAGCACTTCTTTTAACCGATCTATAGTAAGTTCCATTTGTTGCTACCCCCTAGTTGTTAGCTAGGGGGTACCACACCTCGATTAACAAATGATTAAGCCCATTTCTTCTTAGCTTCACGTATTGGCGACCGTGTAGACAATAGAGTAGTCAATGTTGTTAATGTTGACCTTGATCGTTGTACCCGCACTAACGGGGGTATTCGCCACGTTGATGTAGTTAGCCACGTCCTCTACGATGCGCGAGACAAGCGAGGCGTCGGTGAAGTACGCATCGGTGATGCCTGAGGTTGTCGTCGTGGCCGCGATAGTGACTGTACAAGTTGCAGACATAACTTACTCCTTTATTGGCGGTACTCAAACCGCAAGGGTTGCCGGGGCGTTTGCGCACTTCCCGGTCTAGCAAAAGCTAAGGGCTTTGTCACGGGCACCTTACGATTCTCTTGGCGGCGCTCGAACCGTAGCTTTTTCTGCCACTCCTTTGTGGCAGCGCGCTTTTCCAAGCGCCCTGTACGCTCCGCGTTCGCAAGCCAGCCGCCTACCGGCCGCACGCCCATCCAGCGAGCCCCGCTCGGGATCGCGCTTCCTTGCGTAGCTGAACCGATTTGTTGAATTGCTATCGGCTCACCTATCGTTTTAATGATATGGCTAGCAGCTTGCCCTATTTGCTTAGAAAGGGGATCGTTAGTATTACGGATAGGGTGATTAGCCCAGTCCTTATTCTCAATAACCACCTCTTTAGCAGCCTTCCAAGGGGGACGGACTTTGTTAGCTAACTCGCCAACTGGATCGTGATAGTAGCCTAGCAAGTCTTTAAAGTTACCTGGCATCAAAAGCCGCTCGGGAGAACCATCGGGGTTCTTACCACCTGTGCGGGGGGCGATTAAGTCAAGCGGACTGCTAGGAGGCTCCCCGCACATATACATCTGTGCAACGGCGCTTAGGGCACCCATGGTAACAGCAGCCGAGAGAACATAGGCCGCGTTCTGAGTTAGCGGCTCATACTTGCCTGTGGCGGCTTTATGTGTATACTGAGCTATATCTATGGCACCCTGCCCATAAGCCCGCAAAGCACCGAAGGTCCAGCCTGGGGCCATCATAAGAAGGTTAGCAGTTTGCTTGAGAAGCGGGGCCACCATGACGTTCTGCTGCGTCAGCAAACCTTCTACGTTCTCAATAGAGTCCGCTATCCTCTGCGCTTCTCTTACTTGCTCCTCTCTGATAGCTCCCGGATTGCTCTCTATGAAGCTATTCATCTTCTCAAAGAACGCACCCGCTTTAACTCTGGGTATGAAATAGGCGAATAAGGGGTGCATAGTTGAGTCGAGGGTACGGGCTACCAAGCTATAAGTAGAACCTAGAGGATTACGGTTAGGGTCTACACCTATTGCGCCCTTAATCCCCTCTTTAAGCTCTTTACCCAATACCCCACGCTTATAGGCTTCAACCCAGTTCACCTGCCCGGAGGCGCGATAGATCGGCTCGAACTCAGCCACAGTCATGTTAGACTGAGCGAGCAAGTCCGCAATATTTCCTATACCCGGAATAGTAGGAATAGTTCTAGCTGTGAACACATCATGCAGCGCAGAACCTTTACGGAAAAGAGCATAGGGTGCAGCGGGAGCGACTGCCAGTTTCTTAGCCGCTGTCCAAGGTTTACCCTCGCTTGCTGCTTTTATAGCACCCTGCACGCCCATCTCTATCGCGCCATGAACGATATTAAGTGCATGATAGCCACTAAGACCAAGAACGAAGCCAGTGCTAGCATTAAGCGCCTGCACTACACCCATATAGAGCTTACCCATATCGGTATGCTCACGGATACCTGGCCCCCATGAGTTCTCCCAAACGCGGGCTACATCATCCGCCGCATAAATTCGACGCCTGCCAACATGCTTAAGAAGCGTAGTGCCTATAGGCTCACGCTCAAATTTGCCTAGTTTCTTAGCATAATCCAGGCGCAACATTTCCTCTAAGGAGTCTTCCTTAGCGAGGAAATTATAGACATCCTTCATATACTGAAACTGTATCTCTATGGGATCGTCGAACTTAGGATGCAACCCAGCCGCTTCACCGTGCCGATATGTCTCATATTTCTTCTCCATGAAGTGACCCCTAGCAGACATCCGCTTACGATCACGCATAGACTCCTGCCAGTATTGGGAAAGGTAATTTTCCTCAAATTCCTTCTTCTCAAAAGCAGACAGTTTCTGAAACTTCTTAGCTATACCCTCATTCGCATCCTTGAGCGCCTTAACAAATGGCAACCAAGACGCCTTGAGCATGTTAAGCGCAGGAACTACGTCCTGATAACCCTGAATATAATCACGGACGGCTCTCTTAGCTACAGGGTCAAGAGCATTAATCTCCTTGCGATAGGCATCTAGCCTAGTAGCCTCTTGGATGAAAGTGCGCCGATTTTCACCAAGGGAAGAGCGAACAATCTGATGCGCGCCACGGGCACCCTCCGAAGCCGTAGAGGGCGATAGATACGCTTGGACGCTATGCCACGTCTCCTTAAGCGGGTTGCTAGAGGGGACGCGTGCGCCTCTAAGCGCGCGGGCGGGGTCGCGCAGGCCAACTTTTCCACCTCGCGGACCTGCTACAGGCTGCATGCCCGAAGACCGGGCCGGACCCTTCGTCAACGGCGCAGGAGGCTTAGGCTGCTTGGGGCCGATTGAGCCGCGCGTAATTATCTTGCCTGGCTTGCGCGCGCCAGCCTCAGGCGCTCCCGGCATCCCTCGCGCTGCGGTAGGGTAGCGTTCGGTGAAGAGAGACTGGAACTCGCGATGATGGCGGGCCTCGCGCGGCTGACGGCCAACTGTCAGTTCCGGTCCCATGCGCTCCTGCTTGGGGAGCTTGGCAGCCACGCGCATGCCTTGCTCAGGCGGAAGTGTGTCTGCAACGGCGCTTGCCGCGCGCTCCTCGAACGTGCCAGGGCTCGGACCTAAGAGCGTTCTGGCCTCCTGAGCTGCCGCTTCCTTCGTCCGCGTGTAAGTGCCGCCCTTCCTCGCTTCGCGCATGGCGCGGTTGCGCTCGCGCGCTGCGGTGTCCGCAAGACGCTGTGCCTCGCGAGCCGGGTTCGTGACTTCCCTACCCGCGCCCCGGCCCAGGGCTTGAGACTCCGCCTGCCGCGTCATGATCGTTTCGAGGCGCTGGCGTTGCTCAGGTGTAGCCTGACGTTGAGCTGGCGGCGGCGCGGTGCGCTCTAGCCGGTCCATCTCCGCCGTAGTGGCCGCTTTTACCACCTCTGGCGTGGCATTCTTGAAGCGCGAGGGGGGTTCGGGGGCCATGCGCGGCATCGGCTGCGCGCCTTGGAACTGATGTCCGAGCCCATAAGGATGGCCCCCCATGTAGGCTTCCATGCCCGCCTGGACCCAAGGTGGCGTCTCGGCTTGCAGGGCTCGCTCGCCCTGGGACACAGCTTGCGGACCCTGTACCGGAGCGCCGGTCAATTGCGACTTATAGTAGCTAAGGAAATGGGCGAGGGGATCGACGGCACCCCCAATATTGTACTGGCCCCCCGTCATTTGCGAGAGAGGGTCCAAGCCTAGCACGGTGCCCGCAGCGGGCCGGGCTACGTTCTCATTAAGCCAGCCTTTAGCAGTAGGAGTGATCTTCTCTCCGGAAGGAGCGAACTGGAGGGGCGCGCGGGTAGCCATGCCTAGAGTAGGAGGCTGCCCTTCCGCACCAGCCTTAATAACTTTCTTGGGCTCTATATATTGGACAGGTTTGTACTTATCCGTTTTACTAACAGTTGTGGTATCCGTATCCCTGACAAACTCAAGCGCCATTACTCCACCGGCTCAAAGTCAAGCTTTCCCTCGTGCTCAACTATTTTGTATTGCTGCCCATCAGTATCCTGGATAGTTTTACCAACTACCTTTGCGGGGTCGGCTTCTTCCCCGAACTGGGTCTTAGCTGCATCTACAAGTCTGTTGTAAACCTTATCGGGTATTGCCATGCCTGGAGTTTTCATAGCTTCTTTAGGAGCAACAGCACTGTATTTCTGCTCTATCTGCGCTTTACCCGCCTGATAGACTTCATCGGAGATCATGCCGCTAGCACGGGCTTGGTCTAATCCTCGCATATCTGTATCGCGCTGAGAGGTTAAACTAGAGCGCTCAGAACGTTCTTCGGCAGCCGTAGCAGCACCCTGTTTCTGAGTTAGCATTAGGCCCCGCCAACTCTCTAATGACTGCTGCTTACGTTGGCTAAGCTGCTCCATAGCCATCTTATGAGCTTCGGCAGCCGTAGCAGCCTCTTGTTTCTGAGTTAGCATTTGGCCCCGCCGACTCTCTAATGACTGCTCCATAGCCATCTTACGTCCTTCGGCACCCTGTTTCTGGGTTCGCATTTGATCTCGCCAACTCTCTAATGACTGCTGCTTACGTTGGCTAAGCTGCTCCATAGCCATCTTACGAGCTTCATTTGCCTGCGACTGAATCTGCTGCTGCGCCTGCTGCACCGCCATGGCGTAAGCCGCCCGCTGTTGCGGCGGGATCGAGGGTAGCTCTTGCTGTACACGCTGGCGCAGCGCGTTCATAGCTTGCTGTTCCTGAGCGGCCAACGGGTCCGTCGCCTGAGGCTGACCTTGAGGCATACCCTGAGGTTGTCCCTGTGGCTGGCCTTGAGGCATGCCCTGAGGTTGTCCCTGTGGCTGGCCTTGAGGAGCTTGTGCAAACGGATTGGGCTGCATGCCCGGCTGGCCCTGGGGCATACCTTGAGGCTGGCCAGCGCTTACCCCCGGCATCGGCTGCGCACCTTGGAACGCCTGGGGCACCCCGCCTTGTGGGGGTTGAGGCATCGGCTGCGCACCGGGAGTGCCCATGAAGCCGAGTCCATACTGCGCCGCTTGGTTCTCCTGTGCGAAGCGCTGAGCATTGATGTCCGGCCGCTGCATATGCTGGACTTGCGCGCGGAGAAGCTGATCTTGCAGGGGAGCTTGCCGCTGGGTCGTGGCAAACTGCTGCTGCATCAGCTTGCGCCGCATCATCTCGTCGGCCATCTGCTGCTGTTGCTTCTGAGCTTCCAGGTAGCCCCCAGGTATAGCCGCCGCCATACCACCCCAAGAGAAACCAGCCATAGTCTAACTCCTTAGGCCGCTACTAATCCTAGCACTTCTGGGTTAGTAGCTACGAAAGTGCCGACGCTACTAGCTGCAGCGCCAAGACCTTGACCAATTTGAGCTGCAAAGTTATTATTCGCATTACCAGCGCTGACAGCATTAGCTGTGTTCTGGTTAGCCGCTTGATAATACTGGAGATAGTCCTGGGCCTGCTGCTGCTGATCGGCTGTGAGATAGGGTAGCATCTGTGCTATGTTAGCATTGATATCAGTTTGCGCATTATAAGGCATGGAAGCTCCTGTATAGAGCTGTCCAGCACCTTGATTGCCAAGCGAGGCGCCAGTAGTAGCCGCACCCTCGCCTGCACCCAGAAGCTGCGCAATCGTAGCTGCGCCGGTTTGCTCCCGGCCTAGCTGAGTCTGTAGCCAGTTCGTATTGAACGTCTGATTAGACTGATTGCTAACTCCGCTAGCCCAAGGTGTATAGCCAAGTCCGGCTTGAGCAAGTTGAGCGTTAGTCACATCTGTATTTTGCTGCTGCTGTTGGTTATACAACTGCTGTTGGGGGTCATAGGCCGTACTAAGCGTAGCCTGGATAGCTGGGGTCAATTGTCCAGGGATGCCAGCAAACATATTAGACGTGCCGATATTCTGCGCGCCTTGAGCCTGCATAGCTTGTCCGCCAGCTTGCGCACCTTGAACAGCTTGTCCCGCATAAGGGTTATTAGCTTGACTATAATAGGCTTGCTGAAACTGAGGAGTATACTGAGCTTGGTTAGATATATTGCTCATGGCCCCAGATTGAGCAGCACCCAAGTTTGGGTCCATCGGGACAGAAGGCACTGAAGAACTCATAGCTACAGCCTCTTTATAAACACAGCTTCCCTAAACTGGTATCCTAAACTAGCGAACAAATGAGTTCTAGGCTTGCCAAGATGATTCTTAGAACGGCAAGAAACAGGAAGTTTAACTTCCTTACAGTCCATGGCTAGGGCTACTTTCTCCGCGAACCTGATAAGCTTGTAACCATTAAGCCCTTTACGGTAACTAGGATGGAGGTAAATAGTCTGCACCTCTGCAACATAACTATCAGAACCCCAGAGCTCCATAAGCTTAATAAGACCCACAAAGCCAACAAGGGTGTCCCTGTCAAAGCATCCGCAAATCTGGAGCAAATTAGCATCTACAAACCTTTGGTACTGTTGCCAGTTTACTTTAAGTGGATGCAGCTTGGCCCTTGAGGCAACTTCATTGTACCCCATCTCTAAAAGCTTAGTGGCTCGGGCTAAATCGCCCAAGCCTATTATTCGATAAGTGAGGCTCACTTAAGCTTGCCACCATCTTGACCCGTGCCAGAGGTAGTTGCAACGCTATCGCGAGTTGCACCCTCGTTTACAGAACGCTTATTATGGATCTTCCTAGAAGAGTCCATTTGAGGAGCGGCTGAAGAAGTAAGCCCCTCATGAATGCTATGCTGATGACCCTTACCAGTGCTACCAGAGTTAGACATAGTTTGCTCCTAGTTTTCCCAATCGATCCAGATAGTTTGTCCCGTACCGGGCACTACAGTGATACCATTGACGCACCTGATAATCTTTACGAGGGATAATCCCCCCGCCACCGCGGGCAAGCCCGCCACTGCGTTTGAGCTCGCTGCGGCACCCGTAGAGGCCGCATCGCATACTGTACCAGCGGCGGACCCCGCCACGCAAACGTTAATCGTGCGGATGAACGCTTGCCCGATTGCAAGCGTCGTCGCTGACTGTACTGTTGCTGTGGGCATTTTCCCGTTCCTTTTCTGAAAGGCTGCTAGGTGCGGCCTTGGTTCGAATTGCAATTAAACGCGTGGCGGCGCTGACTTATAGGGATGCCCCGCTGGAAGTACACCTTGGCTTCCACAGGTCCAGGCTAGCCAGCCTTCAAGTTTCTGACGGGTAGCCGTTGACAGGGAGCCTGTTACTATAACTATCTGCTGGATGATCCCGTCAAAAAAATAGGAAGAACCTCCTAGAGATCCTATAGCACCGGTCAAAGGCGTAATGGCCCACTGACCCAGTAGAGATGTATTTAGCGTTTCGACACCATCGATGAACATATCACCTCGCCCATTTACTAGAGCATCACCCAACAGTATATGGCTACCCGCTCCCGCCCCATTAATGCCTACTTCCCCAACATTCCAAGTGTCCAGTGTAGCTATATCTCCTGTAACTATGGACATAGCTATCCCTTTGCCTGTAGCATAGGCTCCAGCTGCGAACATAGTGTTCAGGGTGGTGACAGTGGTTGCCGATTTGTTTAATGCCACACATACCCAAAGCTCCCCACCCACACTAGGATCGCTAGGCAGCGTAAAGGCCAAGCTAGTGCTGCCTGCTATATCAAAAGCTAGCCCTGGCGTGTTATTATTCGCGGTTGCGCTCCATGTAGGCTGCTTAGCGCCATTGCCTTGCGAAGCTACAACCCCATTTATGCGATCAGTCCATGAGGCAACATTGCTGCCGCTGCCAAAACTTATCGAAGGCGCGTAGGACGCGTCCCACCAAGCAAACACCTCCGAACCAAGTTGCGCAGGCGTCCATAATCTTGGCACCCCCGATGCAATTGCCGCTATAGCTCCGCTCATGATAACGCCGTTCCGCTAATGCCCCAAGCATTAGCTCCATCGAGTTTCAAGAGAGTGAACATGCTTGCGGCCCCGATAGTTCGCGTTCCGGTTCCGGCTGTACCATCGAGCCGGATAAGACTGCCGCCCGCAGGGGCTACTACAGTCAACGTTGCAGTGCTCTCGTTCGTACCAACAATCGTTTGCCCTGCTGCGATGGGAGCGTTCGCGAAAGTGTCAATCGTCCATGCGTGGGTGCCGGTATCCGTGCATCGATAGAGCGTGCCGATATCTGTTGCGATGAACGTCCAGTTTGCGTTTTTCGTGACTGGCCCACCGAGGCCGGTTAGCCGGGGATCGTTCTGGAGCGCGGAACTACCCATACTATCTAAATCGTAAGTTGCGAATTTAGTACCAGACAAGACAAGGTTGTCGTTCCCTTCATCCGAAAGAACAACAACAAGTTGGTCCGTATTCTTTACAGGGCTTACTACAATACCACTCACGAGGACCTCCCTTAAAATGCGTTAACTGAGTCTACCCAACCTACTACATCTATCTTGCCGCCTTCAATTCAGCGACCTGCCGCTGAAGCGCGGCGATGGCTGCTGCCATGGCTTTGAATTGCGCGTCGTGCGTTGCAATCCGGCGGTCGTGATCATCAACGCGGACTGCCTGAGCCCTATGCGCAGCCGTGAGGCTCTTGACCGCCCGCGCCGTAGCGGATGGCCTGTGGACCTCATGGCAGGGCGTGAGGTGAATTAGAGGACAACCTGCCCATGCCGGAGATGCAATGACCACGCAGGCCACAATGATGATGAACCGCATCAGTGCACCATTTTCTTGCCAACCAGCGTGCCGGTGTAGGTTATCACAAAAGTTTCGTTCGGGCCGGCCTCAGTAGTGAAATCGGTTGTACCGAGAGCTGCCGGCAAGATCGAAACTCCGCCTTCCGTTACGTCCGTGATTGTAGTTGCTGACCAGTAGTCTGTCTCGGGTGAAGAGCCAGTTTTATATGTGAAAGGCGAGCCGCCTGTGGAAATGGACGCCGCTCCCACGGGATTATAGCCGGTATTATTATAGATGACATTTGGATAACTTGACACAGCCCCGCTATTTACGACTGGAAGCGTGCAGGCATAAATGTAATTGTCATGAACCGTAACTGAAGCCGACGCAGCATCGAGTAGTATGCACCTTGAATTCGTTCCATTGAAATTGTAGATTTGATTATCATGTATTATTCCTCCCAATGGGGGGGAATTCTCTACGGTACCTATTTCTATAGCAGAGTTATCTGCTACACCATTTAAAGCATCAAACACGTTATCGGCGATAACGAAACCTGCAGCCTGATTTAACACTATACCTTCTTGCAATGTTGCCTGAGGTAAAAATAAGTTACCGATTATTTGTACCGGAGTTACCGCAGTCGACACTTCAATACTTGTAGCATAGTTTGCCGAGTTTGTAGCGAATTGACTTCCTACTACGGTTAACTGGGACAAGTTTCCCGTATCGCTGGCTGGAACGAATATGCCGTAGAAGTCGCCAGTAAAATTACTGCTAGCCACGACAACGCCCTGCACATAGGATCCGTATTGTAAACCTACATTTAGGCTAGATAGATTGCATGACACGAAGTTGAACCCAACGGCATATGTGGCACTTGCTGGATTACCGCTTAATATCACTCCATTTCCAGCGGTACCTCCAGATGGGCCGAACACAGATAATGCGGTAAAGTTTACGTTCGATACATTGTTAACCACTACGCCGATTTGCCAATAATCTGTAACAGCATATCCATCGTTACCTCTGGCAGTAACCCTGGTTATGTCAGATTCTGCAAATATTGCCGGGTTTGAATCGGTAACAGAATAATTCAACCAAATGGCCGTTCCGGAACTTGTCGTATTCGAGGTCGTAAGCGTCAGGTCGCGGATGTGCGCTGAACTCGTATATGAGTTGTAGTTGATTAATATGCCGCCTGAATTATTCGGCCAGTTCAAAATAGTATTATCCTGACCCGCGCCAATGATCGTGACCGATTTCGTTCCAGAGGAAATCGTGTAGGATATAGCGGAATTTACCTTGAAAATTCCGGCCGGAAACTGCACATATGAATTTGCCGCCAACGCGCTGTTGATCGCCGCTGAACTGTCCGCGGAGCCAGTAGGATCAGCACCCCACCATACTGGGTTCGCCGCGACCGAATTCGAGCACGTCCATGCACCAGTCCATCGCACGATAAGGTAGCCAATGCTATTGCAGTAGGCCGAATCGAACCATGATGTCGCCGTAGCAGCTCCAACCTTCCCGCCATTATCATACAGGATATAACCGCTCGATCCGCTGGTTATAGCCGTCGTGCCTACGACGATTGAGCTTGCCACAGCAGTAGGCGAGCAGGTAGCCCCGAGTGTGCAATCCGCCCCATTGACTGTGACCGTGGGGCTAGTCCATGTGGCTGGCGAACTACCACCACCAGCCGATGTGAATAAATATCCAGAAGTTCCCGCAGTAGCAGGCAAGTTGAAATTGTACGCTCCCGCCGCGGAAGGGTTCAAAATGGTGACGAAGGCACCACTGGCCCCACCATTAGCTAAGCCTACGCCACCCGCCAACGTTCCAGGTATGCCAAGCATTGGTATAGCATTCTGCGCTACTGCGGGTAGCGAAAACAGCGTCAGCATTACCACTGCTAGTTTGCCTAAAATTTTCATGTCGATCACCCTTGCGATATTGCGACCAAAGACCCGTTGACCCATGGGTGCCCGACAACATGTGGGTTCGATGTTGGGAGGCTTGCTACTAAGGCATTGATTAGATCAGAGGCCGAAATAGCCCCGGTTAATCCAGCAACACTAAGGACAGTGTTAATGTTATCCAGATCATAAAGTGAATTATTAGTACTTTTTATGATAAACCACCCGTTTTTACTATCCGAAAGAACAGTAACGAGTTTGGGCGTATCCTTTACAGGGGTTACTACAAGACCACTCACGAGGACCTCCCTTAAAACGTGTTAACTGAGTCTACCCAACCTACTACGTCTACATGCCCACCAGCAACGCTGGCTTGGTAGTAGATACTATTAGACTCTAGCAAGATGTTAGTTTTCGTTGCGGCAACTTCGCTTGCTAGAACCTGGAGATATACTGGAGCAGGGTTCTCATAAGCAGCAGACCCAAGTGTACCATAGTTATAATGCGTACTAGGAGCCACTGCAATATTGGACGTAGCAGGTGTACCCAACTCTACGATACACTCCGTTGCTGTAGCAGGACTACCATACGCATTACCCGTTACCTGAAAAGCGGTCCATCCGCTAGTAGAACCGGAGATAGTAAAGGGAAATGCAGTGGTATTGCCAGAACCACTCGTTACATACCCGGCTCTTTTACCCTTCTGTAAAGTATTGTAGAAATGGCTACTACCGTCTGTGCTTATAGCCCCTACTCTCATAGAGAATGTATAACCTGAGGGCATAGAAGGAGACGTTGCAGAAAGAGAACCCAAACAGCTAAGCACCGCTCCATTCGATATGTAGTAAGTGTAATACCACGTCGAAGTTGTCAGACTACCCGTATCAAGTCCAGCAGCACCAGTAGTAGTAAAGTCAATAGTACAAGTAGATGGAGAGGAAAAAGCTATACCCCGATTGCTAGAATTAGTTACTATAATATTTCCTACATTTAAATCTACTTTAGTAGTAGGTGTGCTGGCATTGTTACTTTGTACAAAGCCCATAGCTGATGCTAAAGCTAGACCCATAGATGCCGGGGGCACGGCAAAGGGTGTATAGCTTGTCACTAGCCAGTTACCCGAACCTAAATATATAGCCGTTGCCGAGTCGTTAGCCTGTGTAACAATACTCACTTTCCCAGGTAGTATGAGGCTAGTGGCATTGTAGGTTAAAGTTAGCGAGCCAGAGAAAGTCAAGAGGTACAAAGGATAGTCCGTTTGGGCGGAAGACCCAAAGCTAGTAATAGTCGTGGCACCTGATATGCTAATGATGTGGGTAGGAGACGTTCCAAGATCGGTTGTAGTGTTAGAGGATAGAGTTGATACTTTACCAAACAAATTAAAAGCATAAGGTGTAAGAAGATCGAATTGCGTACCATCGAAGAAAGCAACTACCGGGTTTCCTGCAACGATCTCACCGCCGGAGAGAGGTATAAGGCCGCTTGCTGACAACTTCAAAACTGCCGTTGCAGGAGTACCATTGTAGGCTAGCGTCAAAGCCCCTGTATTCGTATATCCCGCAATGAACTCTACTGTATTACCAGCACTCAGTGTGAACCCGGCTGGAGTTATCCCCGTTGCCACCGCTTGCACATTTGCAGTGCCTGTAGATGTACCCCCTGCATAGGTAGCACTACCCCCTTGGCCTTTAGACAATGGAGTAGTCAACCCTACGATAGAGGTAATGTTAGAGTTAGCCCCTGCTTTAGCAGCATTAGCATTTACTTGGCTAGTTATGTACGCATAATTAGCCATGACTTGCCCAGCATCGGCAGTCGTACCATTAGTCAAGGTATAGGGTAGAGAACCAATAATCTGCGCTTGAGCAGTGGATAACCCTAACCATATCAAGAAAGCAGCTAAAAACCTAGTCATACTCAAGCTCCAACAGCGCTGTAGTTTAACTTATAACCAAGTTTCTCTATTCTGGTATCGAACGAACCTAGTCTGAAGACAGGAGAAGAGTTACCCTTACCTGCAAAGTAAGCACGTTTAAAAACTATGGGGATAGCATAATCTAGTGCATAGGTAGCATATGCCTCAACTGTCCCAGCCCAAGGTGCGGCACCCCAAGTAAACGAACCCCATATAGTAGGGACTGCTCCTATATTTATCGTAGTGGAGGCTAATAAATTGTTCAGTTCATCGTAAACAAAAAAACTATAGTTATCGGTACTGCTCATCTGTAGGTTAATAGTTTGCTCAACAACAGAGTGCATAGACATATCATCCGTTGTTGGTAGCAAGGGAGTCTCGAACCCAAATTGTAACTGACTACC